GAGAAGCGTTTGAAGTATGTCCTTGGCAAAAAGCCAGTCAATCGCTACATTCCTGATGAAGAGTTAGAGAGTGAAAGCGAAGGTCTTGATGTTGCAGAGAAAGTGGTTACTCAAGCAGTAGCAACTCCTGCAGCAACAACAACTGTTGATTCTGATGAAGATGATGCACTATCTTACTTTCAAAAGTTAGCAGATAGTTAATCAAACAATCTGATATTATCTCCGCGAACAAGGGTTTCACTCACATACTGAGTGGAACCTTTTTTATATTCCATGATATTTTCTAGATCATCAAATACGAGATTTAAATATATTGGTTTTAAAATAAATATATTTCTTTTTGAGTTGTTATTTCTTTCTTCAAAGGTGTAATTAGTTATAGGAGATGCAACATCTGTTTTAGTGACTTGTTGATTCAAACCATCATCAAAATATGATACGCTTTGACCGACACCAACTCTCATGCCAGATGGTATTATTATGACATTCGTGCTTGTTTTTACTTCGTTAGCTTCATAATGATGAATTCCAGAGTACAAGGTGGCTTCATCGTCATATTTTTCTGTAAGATACGTATAAAAATCAGCATTTGATAGTGGCCATTCACTTTGAACATTTGTTATATTGTTCGCCATTAACACAACCCAATCAAGAGTCGGATCACCATAAACATCATTTGCTACATTATCTGGTCGATCATCACCTTGCACAATATATTTTGTAAAGAAAGAGAGATCTTGAAATACATCCTCTCTTAATACTCCTTTCTTAAATAAATTCTTTACTCTTGTATAGTCATCATTAATTCTACCGCTTTTTGTGCGGTTTACATAATCAAATTCTGGTAAGTTGCGAAAATATGGATTAGACATTAGAAACCTATACCTCCCGAATCAATAGTCTCAGCATCAAGTGCTTCAGGTGATAGTGGGCCAGAACCTTGGTCAAACACAGATTCAACAGTATCATCAATATCGTCATAATTATCATTAAATATAGGTTCAAGTTCTCGGAATTGAAATTGTAAAGTATAAGATACCATCGAACTGTTTTCATATGTCATGTATGAATTATTCGGCATGTAATTAGTTGAGAAACTAAGAAGGGCACAATCTTTTACTCTTGGTAAGAATTTATGTGTGCTTAAATTACCGTCTATAAATTCAATACTAAACACATGAGGAGATCCTAGAAATAATCCGTTCGTTGTTCTCTGAACGGCACTTGCCTGTTTAAACATTCTGATTATCTTTTGAACTTCGATTGACTCTTTTTGATCTCTTGGACTCACATTAAAATTAAAAGTAAATGGTCTTAAAGTTGGGCCACCAAAAAGTAATGCAAGGTTGTTATTAAATATTGCACCCTGTGTTCTTGCAAGTAATTGTTGAGGTTGTATTCCTAATGCTAGAGAGGTCAATAAATTAGACACTGCTGTTCCAGTATTACCATCACCAACACCTTGTTCAATAACACTTTTTACTTGATCTCCTGCACCTGTAAATCCTCCTCGAATTCCAGCTAGAGCTACTCCAGCACCTGCAACCTGTATGGGATCTAATGTTCCTTCACCAAATCTAACCGCGTTAAAATCTGTAACACCGTTTGGTATTGGAAGAGTTGCTGATCCTCTTATTTCTCTTTCACCTTGTGCCTCGAATGCAAATGCTCTATCACCTTTATCAAATTCTTTTGTTTCTTTGTTAAATGTCGGCGTTCTGAAATCAATTACACTTATCTTTATTCTATCTTGACTATTTTCTTTCATAGTCATGGGATAACAATAGTTTCCATATTTCTTTCTAAATTGCCTATTTTTGAGATTTTCATTGATATCATCCTCACTAATTGTTACATCATTATCTTCATCGTCATCTTCATCTTCATCACTAAACCCTGATACTTCAATTTGTTCTTTATTTACAACCCCTGATTTTTCCGCAAAATCATTTTTTTGCTTTTCAGTAGTTAATCCTAAACTTCGGAGTGTGCTAGGTTTCTCACTAATTTTTTGAGACTCATTTTGAAATTGTTCTATATTTCCACTAAAAAATTCCGAACCAGTATTATTAAGGACAAAATTACCATCCTTAAAACTTCCAATTTCTACAAGTTCGTTTCTCTTACTAAAGGTTTGAGAGAATACATTTATTTCAGTGACATTTCCATTACCATCATGTGTATATCTGTTTTGTATATTTACATAGTATCCGTTTGCAAAATCATCATTCACGTAAATTCTTGATTTATCTGACAGAGTTGTTAATGACATTATCGACCTTTTTTAGTTATTTAGGAACTTCGCATAAGGAATTGCAAGTAGATCATCAAGTTCATCTGGTTGGACGATGTATAACTGCCCTGCAAGTTCTGCCCATGTGTAGTTACGATACTTTCTCCAATGAAAATTTAGTCCACGGAATCCCCATCTAAATATATCAGTGCAGGCTATGAGTGGATGTTGATCATAAGTTATATTTGGAGTCTTTGGATTATATACAAAGGTATAAAAATTTCCAACATCAGGAATAGGTGTTACAGTATCATTTAAAAGAGACATTATTTCTAACATCATATCCTCTTGATCATTTGTTGGATTGTTTATGTTGTTACCTTCAAGTCTACTCATCGGATTCCGAGTTCTTTCTCTGTGACTACTTTAAATTCAATACGATGATCTTCACAAAATTCTTTTGCTGCTTTCCATTTAGCCTGATTGACTGCATAGGTAACACACTCAGTTAAGTATGATTTGGTCTTTCGACTTCTTGGTTTCGGAGGCATCGTTTGTTTGTGCGGTTTGACCTCAACAATATATGTTTTGACCATATCATTTTTCTCTCTCACTTTGATTAAATAATCTGGATAATATTTGTGAACACGATTATCTTTGGGAGAAACATATGGTATACTGAACTCTTCTGATGCCCATGATATGATGCTGTTATTCATATCACACCATTGACAGAATTTTCTTTCCCAACTACTACGGCATATAATCATCTTCGAGTTGCCTTTATACTTGTGTGGATACACAGGAGTATACTTGCTTTTAATACTCTCCCCCATAACTTGCCTACATAATATACAAGGTCAATCTATATTTATAAATGGCTATCATCCAACCACAGAGAAAATCTTTATCTCAGGTGAAGGCTCAGTTGCTAAATCCAGCAACCACCTCTCACTTTCAGGTAAGTGTTTCTTTTTTAGAAAATGAATTTAGAAGATATCAACAAGAATTAGGTTTAAATTTAGATCAGGGTAGATTAAATATTTTATGTTCTGAAGCGTCACTTCCCGGATCAAGATTTATGACTGCTGAGTTAAATAATAATTTTACTGGTGTCAGAGAAAGACATGTTTATCGTCGTAGTTATGATGATAGCATATCTTTGACTTTTTATTGTGATGCAGATCAATACTTACCGATAAGATTTTTTGAATCGTGGATGAATTATATCTCAAACACAACGACTTCTGGTAGCAATAGTGCAGAGAATGAAAATTTTAATTATAGGGTAAAGTTTCCAAAAGATTATCGAGGGAATTTAGAAATAACAAAGTTTGAAAAAAATCTTGATGAAAGGAGAAAGACAAAAATCATGACATATAAATTTGTAAATTGTTTCCCCCTTGCCATAAATTCAATGGCAGTGAGTTATTCTACCTCGTCACTTTTAAAATGCACAGTCAATATGGCTTACACAAGATACTTTATTGAAGATAGACCACTCGGAGTCATTCCAAGATTTATAAACGCACTCTTCGGCTAACCTGCTATATAATATACTGAATAGATTATTATGCCATTACCAAAAATTGCAACACCAAGCTATGAACTTGAGTTACCATCCACAGGAAAAACGATACAATACCGACCTTTTCTAGTTAAAGAAGAAAAACTTCTTGTTATCGCACTAGAAAGTGAAGACATCAAACAAATCACAAATGCAATTAAGGCTGTGATTCGTTCATGTATTCTCACAAAAGGAATCAAAGTTGAAACACTTCCTACATTTGATATAGAGTATTTGTTTTTAAATATTCGTGGTAAATCTGTAGGAGAGGATATATCTGTCAATCTTACATGTCCTGATGATAATGAAACTCAAGTAACTGTTGATGTCAACCTTGATGATATTAAAGTTGAAAAATCTGATGATCATACAAATCAAATAAAACTTGATACTAATCTTATGATGGAACTTAAGTACCCATCATTAAATGAGTTTATTAAAAATAATTTTGATCCAAATGATACTTCAAAAAATCCAATGGAACAATCATTTGATTTAGTTGGATCATGTATTGATAAAATTTATAATGAAGATGAGGTTTGGGTCGCTGCAGATTGCACTAAAAAAGAAATTACTGATTTCTTAGATTCAATGAACTCAAATCAATTCAAAGAGGTTGAAAACTTTTTTGAAACGATGCCTAAATTATCTCATACTGTAAAGGTTGTCAATCCTAAAACAAAGGTTGAAAGTGATATTGTGCTTGAGGGCTTAGCGTCTTTTTTCGGTTAGGCATGGTACATATGGATCTGGAGAATTACTTCAGATTAAATTTTGCCTTGATACAATACCATAAATATAGTTTGACTGAAATAGAAAATATGATGCCTTGGGAAAGAGACATCTATGTTGGATTGCTACAGGCACACCTCGAAGAGGAAAGATTAAAAGAACAACAACAACGTGTAAGTAATGGATGAGAATTCTCCAGTATATGAAAATTTTCTAAACCAGATGAAAAGGTTTCGTAGACCCGTTCGCGAAACTACAAGGAGGATATCTGCGTCAAAATTTTTAGATAAACCTGAGAATAAAACAATAGAAGAGATAAAAAATTTAACAGGAGAAATACTTGAGACATTAAAGAGGCAAGAGAAAGTTGAGGTTGAAGCTTTTCTAAATTTGCAGAAAAAATATGAGGATGAAAAGAGAAGAAAAAGAGAGGATAGACTAGAAAAGAAAAAACCAATTAAAGATTTTTTAGTAAAGACAGGAAAGAAAGTAACATCTCCAATATTTTCTTTTATTGAAAGAGTGATAGGAGCAATTCTGACCGTATTTTTAGCTGGGCCACTTAAAAAACTATTAGACTTTTTAGCTGATCCAAAAAATGCAAAGATAGTAAAAAGAATTGCAGACTTTTTCAGTAGCAAATTTGGATTAATTACGCTTGGAGTGGTAGCATTGAGTGCTGCAATCTCAAAATTATTAATCACTATTGGATTATTATCAAAAGGTTTAGTAGGTGCTACGATTGGTAACGCACTTGGAGGCATATTCGGTGCTGGTGGTATAATTGATAGAATTATAAAATCTTTTAGAGGAAAAAAACCACCGGGAGGTTTACCAAAAAAACCACCTAAAGGAAATTTTTTAAAACCTTTAATGGGTTTTTTTAAGTCAACATTTGGGTTGTTTAAAAATATTGGATCATTTATTTTATTAGATAGATTTAAATTAGATGGTATGAGAAGAGGTGGAATGGTGAGAGGCACTGGAACAGGAGATACTAAAATAATCGCTGCTGAATCTGGCGAGGAAATGATTGGCAAGACACAGGCAAATAATTTCAAAAAAGCATTTGGTGAAAACTTTTTTGATAGAATACGTTCTGGAACCGATAGATTTATGAATTTCTACAATCGTGGTAGAAATGTAAGATTTCCGAATGAAAGTTCAGCAAGAATGATTGATTTAATAAAGGATGATTTTTCACAGATGACAAGAAGTAATAAAGCATTCAAGGCAGGTGATACAAGTTTTAAAAGTTTAAGACCATTCAAGGCATTTACTCCTGAGATGATGGGCACAGGCCCAACCCCACTTATTAGACAGGTAATTGAGAGATCATTAAAAGCAATGCTTGCACTAGGAAAGGGAACCGCTAAAAAGGCACCTTTGATTGGCACTGCTTTAGATTTAGCTTTCCCTCAACCACTTGCTGATGGAACTTTAACAAGTGCTCAAGAAATGCAAATACCCGGAACTCCAGTTCTTAAAACTAATACTCCCCCACCTCCAGTTGACATGAGTGGTATATTCAATCAACCACCACAATTAGATAGTGATAATGATACATTTATAAATGATACATTCTCATTTGATTTACCACTAGGCGATCCTA